TACTGTAAAATGCGAAGATCAAGGAGAGGCCATCGGGAGTATAAATAATGTAAGAAAATGTAGTTTGAGAAAAGCTATCGAAGAAATTTCAAATGGACGACGCCCCACAACAGAAATACCACATGTAGAAGCCGAAGCAGGAGGAGGAGAATCAGTAGCAGCAGCAGCAGCAGCAGCAGGCGAAGCAGCAGCAGGCGAAGCAGCAGCAGGCGAAGCAGCAGCAGGCGAAGCAGCAGCAGGCGAAGCAGCAAAAGCAGCAGCAGCAGGAACAGTAGGAGCAGGGACAGAATCAGGAGAAGTGGCGACACAACAAGGAGGTGCATGGCTATTTTCTCGTCCCGTAACAGAGTCAAACGACACAATCCGAGTCAGTGATGATAAAATAGAAGCAATAATGGAATATTGCCTCACTAGATATGGTATAAAGCCGGATCTAGATAATAAAACTGGAGGCGGGCCGCAGATGGGCGGCGGTGAAACTCAAATAAATCTAGATAACTTAATGCAACAACTTGGTATTTTGGAAGAATCATCTTATCGTTATGGGGATACTCCATATTGTGATTCGTGTCCAGGGCAATATAAATATTATAGGATAAATGAAGTTCCTTATACATTTAATCAAGTTGCGAGTGCTCTAGACAAAATAACTGATGGTCCACATAAAGAATATAATGATGCGATTGTATCTGTTCAAAATTTGGATAACGAATCCGGTGAATCTGTTACATCTCTATTTAGAAGAAAAACCACCGAAGAACAAAGAAGAATAAAAAACTGCGAGATATGTAATAATCCTATAAGCGATATTAAGATGACACACTGGAAACGTAAGACTTGTGTTCAATGTGATTATGTTGTATGCAAAGATTGTTGCTATCAAAAGACTTGTAATAGATGTGATTTAAGGATGTTTATGAGTCAAATTTAGGATTTTATATTAATCCGATAATTCACAATTGAGGATTATATTAATCCGATAATTCACAATTGAGGATTATATATTAATCCGATAATTCATGTTTCTTAATAAGTGCTTTTTCTTTTGTAAAAAATGGTTCATAGGATTTAATCCATTCATGATAATTTTCATCGTGATCCCTTAACCATATTTTAACAATATTAAATTCTTTTTTTGGTGAAATAGAAATACCATTCACCGAATTATATTTATCTTTATCAATTAAAATATCTTCGGTTAAAATTCTTAATACTAAATGATTCCATTGCTCTGTTAGTTCTTGACTGGGTATTTTATATGAAATACAACAACCTTCTCTATTTTCGGGATCTTCCCATGTAGGAAAAATATCTTCTCTCATAATAAAAAACATACCGTTTTGTAAATGTATTTTTTCTATACTATCATTAACGCATTTTATATCATATAAATTCTTCATTATGTATAAATTTTTATAACTACTATTTTTCCAACTTTTATCATTAATACTATGATACCACAAACACCAATTGGTATTTAGTTGATAATTATTCATTATCCTCCTATTAATAATGATTGTATCTTTAAATAAAATATTTATAATAATATAAATATGGATATGTATGATAATATCATTGTAAGATTATGTGTTTTTTCAACAGTTTACATTGTGGTTTTGATTTTCATGGCTCCATTTATTGATCATTTATTCACTAGTTTAGAAGATGATAAAGATAAACAGGAAACTAATATTCAAATATTAATAGAGATAATCTTACATACAATTGTTTTAGCGGTATCATGGTTCTTTTTACATAAATATCTTAGACAATATTTAGAAAAAATAATGAATATTAAAATGAAAGAAGCAACAAAAACAGCAATTGATATTGTTTCAGCAGTTGCTCTTGTTGGTTTACAAAGAAATTTAATACAAAAGCTAAAATATATATCTTATGAACACCCCTTTAGATTAACTGATTTATATAAATAAAAATATATATATATATATATAATATGGTTGACAAAGAAGGTGTTATTTATCGTGACCCAAATACTGGATTAATATTCAAGGATCAAGGCGATGTATTTCATTATTATGAGAAAAGCTTTATCGCATCATTGGAAACCCCTTATAAAGATGTGCCTGGGTTCTCAGCGGGGTTCAAGGAGGATGTAAACCAAGTGAAACCATGGAAAATCGATGATATAAATAAAATACAATATAATACCAATGGGAGAGATAAAATCATAAAAATTTTATTTAATGAAGAGGGAAGAGACGCCTTAATATTAAGAGTCCCTAAAAGAGGTGAAGATCATTATAATATGTCTCCTCAGATAGCACAAACCTACCATTCTTTTGACTGGTGGAAGATTTTTTTGTCTGATGGAAATGAAAGTAAGCTTATGGAAAATAGTGAATTACAGAGAAAATGGACCGCTTCGCGAGCGGCTTCTGCCGCGGGGAGATGGTTTTCTGAATTAGGAGAAGAGGCGCATCGCGGAGGGGGTAGAAAGCGATCTAAGAAGAAAAAAATTTCTAAAAAAAAATATAAAAAACGAAAGACTAAAAAGAGAAACACTAAACGAAGAACCAAGAAAAGATAATATTTTATCTTAAATTATTATAAATTACAGTGAAATAATTATCAGATGTTATTTCACCTATGATAGATTCTTCTTCACATTCATAAAAATAATACCATTCAACAGGTATATATAATACTAAACCTTGTGTAAGATTTATTTTTTGTCCATATTTTTTAATACTTTCATTTGATTTATCTTTAATATCATGAATATGTTTTGGATTAAACAAATAAATCTTTGATTGCCCGTATATTTGATGAATCACATATAAATTATGTTTATTCTTTTGTAACGATATCACATTTTTGCCTTTTAACAAACTCATAAAATATTTTTTATTACAGTGAATTTGTGATTGAAACGGGCTATAAATACTATCAAATAATGGATTTAATCTTAATGAATCACATAAAGTATCATTATGATTTACATATATTTGCGTTTCATCTATGAATGATTTCAGTGAAACATATCTATTAGAATCATGAATTATCAAACCTGGATTATCTTTACTCAGGGAATGAAATGATAATTGATTATATTCTTCATTTTTATTTCCTAAATTATGAATTAGTAGTGGTTTTCTTTCTTTGAGTCTTTCAAAAATATCTTCTTTATTAGCACTCTGTAATTGTTCTAAAGTCGCGTCTTTATTTGTATTATGAATTTCATAAATGTGTTTTCCAATTAAAATTGATATCGCTAAGAATAACAGATAAAATATCATAAACTATATAAAGATTTGTTATAATAATAGAAGTATATTAACGTAATGGCACTCACTGGAACTGTAAGCAGATGGTTTAATCGCAAGGGATATGGTTTTATCAATGTAATGAATTCTGATAGTGAACATGTCGGTAATGATATTTTCGTTCATCTATCGGGTATTAATGTAAAGAATGCTGGATACAAGAGTCTGTATCCAGGCGAATATGTAAGTTTTGATCTTGATACAAATAACGAAGGGAAGCCTGTATGTGTGAATGTCACTGGTGTGATGGGTGGTTCTCTCCTCGTAGAACATCCTGAGTTCCGATTCAAGTATTTCCAAAAGAATCGTGAAAACCGAGAAAACACGGATTCTCGCACAAATGATGATCCTTCTGTACCAGATGATATGGAACCAGAACCAGAACCAACCGAATAATAAAATTTGATTTAAATATTAATTTTCTTTTTAATTAAAAATTCTTCTATACTATTATGCCGCTTCGCAGCGGTAAAGAGTATAAAAAAAAAGAGTATCTTAAAAAAATTTTCCCAAAAGAAACCCAACCATTCAACATGGTTTTGCTCCCTGAAAAGAATATTCAGTATAAAGTAGATATTGATTTTGATGATTCGTCAAAAGCATGGCGCCAAAATAAAATATCATTGGGTGAGGGTATGTTTAAATATAAGAGATATAGGAAAATCATTCATTAATCTTCAATAAGACATTCTTTTATTTCATGTATTTCTTTCTTCTTTTTTGGCTTCCTTTTCTCAATCTTTGTTTGTGAACCATCCATATGATATGTATGAATCTCATGATTACATTTTTTATAAAAAGATATCCTCTTATCGCACTGTTTCTTGAATACACTTAAATTAGGATGAGTATCTATAAAATCAATCACTAAAGGATGAAATTTTCTAACACTAGCTTTTTCTCTTAAAATTCTACCAACACTCTGAACAACGTCACTTTTAGGTGATGCTAAAACAATTGTATTTAATTTAGGGATATCCATACCTTCACTGGCCATTGAATAAGTTCCTAAGATAATATCTTTTTCTTGCGAATCTCGGAGCTCAGCTGGTTTCATCCCACCAACATATTGTCCTACTACATCGGGATCAATATTATGTTTGATCCATTTTTCAGTACGATTTAGATATTCTCGTCTATCTCCTAGAATCAATATCTTTCTACCTGTTTCATATTCGGTTTTAACAATTTCATTGATAAAGTTGTTTCTATGAATACAATCTGAAATATTATTAATCATTTTAGGCATACATGGTTTGGGTCCATTTTTTGTATGTATTTTATCTATTTTTGAGTATTGAATATCTTCTTCATTAGTATATTCATAAATACGCGTTTCAATAAAATCTTTATTAACCTCACTTTTTGATGAGTAGACCATCGGACCTATGTACCATTCAAATACTTTTCTTAACCCGTCTTTTCTATCTGGTGTTGCACTTAATCCAAGCATGTATTTAGATGCTACCTTCGCCATAGATTTAGAGAATACTTCAGCTCCAAGATGATGACATTCATCAAAGATAGCCAAACCGAATGTAGAAAAGACTTCGGATTCATATTCTTTTTGTGAAAGACTCTGAACCATTGCTAAAACAATATCTTTATTTTCAATATCAATTGTATTTTGTTGAATTTTACCAATACGTGCTTGAGGTAAGAATTGTGTTATTCTATCTCTCCATTGAGTCATTAAGAAATCTTTATGAACTACAACAATGGTTTTCTTTTTTAGCATAGATATAATATAAAGAGCAAGAACAGTTTTACCTCCACCACATTTTAAAGAAATTAATCCTCCACCTTTTTCTAAACATGCTTTTTTATATAAATCAATAATAGGTTCTTGTTCTGTCCTTAATGATCCATTAAATGATATATCTATGTCTACACCTTCATCCATTTTAGATTTATCAGGTTTACCATATTTCTCAAAAGCATAAAATCTTGGGATATAGATACTATTCGGAGATTCCATATATAAACTAAAACGTTTCTCGTTGCCATTGCCAAAGTCCCCAACAACATAAGGATTTACGGTTAAATCTTTTTTTATATCTTTTAATTCTTTTTGAGATAATTCACATTTTTTAATTTTGTAACCATTTCGTGATAATGTTGTTTGAACCATGTTATTTATTTAACTATATAGATAGCATAAGATTTAAATAAATATCAAATTTTTTAACGACTCTTCAATATTTAATTGATATTCAAATGTATCCATGTAACAGTATAAAAGGAAATTTAATATTATATTTTCATCATTTAGTTGATATTTATATTTACTTTGGTGGATTTTTATTAGATCCTTTTACACACTTGATAGTTGTAATCATAACATTATTACATTGGATAACAAATGATGATAAATGTGCTTTAACTGAATGGGTAAATAGTATATGTTATCCTGAATACAAAGAGTATAAAGGTTTTAATGATTTTTCAAGGGTGTTAGGTATTCAGCAAAAATATCCGAGTATATCTTATTATTATTTAGGATTTGTCATCCTTTATGGCTTATATAAAATATAACTTTCGGATTTCCATTACATATTCGCGGCATATTGAGCATTTATTATGATTCACATTATTCACAATATTAGAAGTTTTATCTAAGCATTTTTTACATGCGGTATGACCACATGGATTACAATAACTATCTATTTTATCTGTAAGACAAATCGGACAAATAGCAGCTACATTAAGTTTATTTACAGCATTGATTAAACATAAATGTTTATTGATTAGTTTTCTTTTATTTATATATTCTTCTTTAGCCTCTTTTAGTTTATCATTTTCATTAATAGTTTTAATATATTCAGTTAATGAATCCACGATAGACTTAATTTTTTCATTACTTTCATATTCTTTATTGCATGTTTTTATGAATTGAATACTACAATCTATTTTATCAATATTTTCTTTTGTTTTTTTTACTTCCCCTTGATACTTTTGATGATATTCTTCAAGATCATCTTGTAAAGGCATTAATTCTTTATTTAAATCTTCAATATGATTAATGATAGTATCTATTTCTTCACATTTGAATTCTTTATCATCAATAGGTAAAATATCTCTGTCATTTAAGATATTTAATAGATTATCTCTAATATGAATAGATTCATCAGTTAAATTATTTGCGATACATACCGGCTCCGAATTAGTATTTATGATAGTAGAAGCTTGACTAAACATGCCGAGTGGTTCATCATCGTAGTTTAATGAAGAAAAATTCATTTATTATAATTAAATCTATAAATATAGAATTTATATCTTTTAAACTTAATTTAAATATCTACTTATTGTAGATGTATCATTATTTATTATTGCTATTATTTTTACTGATTATGAGTGGATTCAAAGAAGGTTATTTAAATTTTACAGAATTGCCATATGAACCTAAAGAGAAGAATTGTCCTCAGAAGCATGTTCATAATTATAATCGTTTAGTAAACAGAGACAAGATGAAAGATTTTTTTAAAGAAGAAAATTTATGGGAATCATATTCAGATAGCATGAATTTAAAAGATAAAATGAGTCAAACTAAATCGGCATATCAAATGATACAACCCTTTGGATATACTAAAAATGAATTATTTGATATGACTCGTTTAATAGAAACGGATGTTCCTTTACCTACTGATCCAGATTTTTTTAATCATATATAATATAAATGGATTTAGAAGATATTATTGATTTCAATGTTTTGTTTTTAACAATGTGTCTTTTAATATTTTATAGGTATGTTACAACTGATACTAATATTGTATTAGAACGTAAAAATTAAAATATAAATTAGTAATAAATGAATGATATTATCAAAAAATTATTCTCAGTGATATTAGCATTTTTGATTGTAAATTATGCCTTTTCTATGTGTAATGATTATCAAGTGGTTGCTGTTTAATATTAAATGCTCATTGTCTTTTTTCTTTCTTCGAGAATATTTTCCAATATTTTTATTTGACTTGAATATCTTGTGGGTAATACTTTCCGCCCAGAACTTTCATATCCCACACGTAGTCCTGATTCTCGAAGACCAAATATTCGATCTTTAATTTTTTCATCTGGCACATTTTCATATTCTATTCTAATTTTTTCTTTCAATGTTAATCGCTTTGGTTTTGGATCACTACTTCTTGTTTTTGATTTTTTTGTTGAAACACTTCTTGGTTTTGATGCACAACATGCGCCCCCATATTTAATATTTCTCTTACGAGTCACCCTTCTCTTGCGCGTCACACTTCTCTTACGAGTCACACTTCTCTTACGAGTATGACTCTTACGTGTAAGTCCTTTATGAGTATTTCTTTTACGGGGTTTTTTAGTATGATGAACCATTATTTATAATAATAGTTTATAAAAAAATACGTTTAAAAAAAATCATTATATTATTTCAAGTTACTATAAAATGAGTCAGGAAACCCAGATTGGAAACCTCGGTGGGGGGATAAGTGATGAAGATTCTAAACTGGTTGATAGTATTTTAAATGATATTAATAGCACAGGCCAGCCAGGTCAACAAGGCCAGCCAGGTCAACAAGGCCAGCCAGGCCAGCCAGGTCAGCCAGGCCAGCCAGGTCAGCCACCTTCACCTGAACAAATGAAAATGATGCAACAACAGATGGCTCAGAGACAAGCTATGCAACAGCAGCAAGCTATGCAGCAGCAAGCTATGCAACAGCAGCAGGCTATGCAACAGCAGCAGGCTATGCAACAGAACATGCAGCAGATGAATCAAAAAACAAACATGATTGAAAATGATAAATCAAATGATATCTTAGAGAATATTAAATTTGAAGCAAAAAATGTAATGGTTATTATTTTCCTAAGTATTTTATTTAATGTAGATCAAGTAGATAATCTATTTAAGGGTGTTACCATGTTTTTATCTGAAGATGGGTCACTTAATATGCAGGCGGTTTTTGTGAAAGCAGTATTAATTGGAACAATATTTTATATTGTTAAGACTTACTTATTGTAAGTAAATAATCTTCAATATCATTGATGTTTTCTATCTTCTTAAAACATTTATTAATTGTTACTTCTGAAATTTTACAAACTTCAGAAATATCTTTTTTAGTTTTATCTATATCTAATCTTTTACAATATAGATAAATACACCCTGAAGCCATTGCTGGAGGGGTATTATCATTATTCAACCCTAATTTTTCACATAATTTACATAGATATTTAATATGTTCTACCTCCACTATTTCCAACTTGTGACAAAATCTTTCTATAAAATCACTTATTGTGATACTTTTATGAGATTGAATTCTTTGCTTATCTATTGTACTCATTCTCATGATTTCAGTAAAATTTTTACATCCCTTTGTCATTACTTTACTATCAATATCAAAACAAGACGCGAGCTCACTTGTTGAACGAGCGACATTACACTCTTTACAAGCATGATATACACACGCCGCTATGATACCGATTCTATTTTTACCTCTTGAAATTTTAGTTTCTGAAATTATCCGATAAAATGATTTCGCTGTATTACTAATAATGGGAGGTAAATTATTAGTCTTACACTTCGCGTCAATATCATTAAATACCTTATAAAGACTTCTTTCTTTGTAAGGCATAGAATTCCATTTTTGATATTGGTCTACCTTTTTCATTTTTAAATTATATCCTCTTGATGCTATAGATGTTCCTAAAGAAGATTGGGGTAAAAGACTATTCGAGGGCATCCCACATCTAGTAGGATTACCGGAAGACGACTTATAATTTCTCCATTCAGGAGAATCGATTATATTATTAATTACATTGTTACAAGATTTACATATTATAACTCCTTCGCTTACGCAGTAATTTTCTTCTAATTCACAACATGTTTTTATTCTTTCTTCGCTTTCATACATTTCATCCAGTTTTTCAAAGAATGTTTTAAATGTATCCATTGATCGTTAAAAATACTAAAAGTAAGTTTTAAGTAAGTTTAATAATAAAAAAAATTATAAATCAAATTTATGTTTTTATTGAATAAATTAAAAATAATTCAATAATAATGTATGTAAATGAAATATTATCTGGTTTATGGATCGGAGACAGTGCTATTTTAAATTCACAAAAATTCATGAAAGAAAACAGTATAGATATTATACTGAATTGTACTCAAATATTTGATTTTCCTGATTTAGATATTCAGAAAGTGAGATTACCATTCTCTAATGATAAAAATTCTGATACTGATTTAATGTTGCTTAGACAAAATAAAGATAAAATATTATCATTTATAGATGATAACATCAGTGATAAAAATATATTAATTGTTTGTTATGATGGTAAAAGTATATCGCCATTTTTAGTCTCTCTTTACATCGCGGAGTATAGCAAGATAGATAAAAAATCTATTTATAATATCTTATTAACCAAAGATAGTAGTCTTTCATTATGGTTTGATCTGTCATTATTTTATAACATGTAAAATTTGGATTAATTATTCTTAACATATTTGCGACCAAATTTCATCCATAAGAATACAGATACAGTGAATCCAAGGAGAAATCCAGCAATACATTGATCGGGGTGTTCTTTTAAGAAAGGTCGCGTTACAATAGGACCTACAAAGAAAGTAAGAATACTATAAAATATCATAATACCAATCATTGTCGGATTAGAAAGATGAACCATTTATACTATCATATATATATTTTTTTTATTCATAAAAATCTTTGAATAAATCATCAACTGTTACTACATCATTCAACTTTTTCCCTTTATGATTGCGAAGATCATTGATATGTATTAATTTATTTGATTTTCCATAAGGGTGGATATGTTTAGTTGTATAAATTGGTTTTGCGCCAAACATGTTTTCAAAAAATACAAATAAATCCACTATATGAGAATCTCCAGCATATACAATTGAATATCTTGGAGTCACATAATTATTATTACCTTTTGTAGGACAACCTTTTGGCGTCCTTTTATTGCGATCAAAATTCATAAACATTCTACAAATCATGTAAAAATCAGTGAAAACTAATGTAAAATCTACATCTTTTAAACTGTTATAAGATTTTATATAAGTATTAATTAAATCATGGGGAAACTTCACTGAACGCATACATTTATCATATTCTTTACGAATTAATTTTCTTCTTTTAGTTAACATAGTTTTATCAGATGTATCATTTTTGAAACTATCACTTGAAACTCTACTAAATGCTACATCAAAATATTTATCAATTTTTTTTACTATATTAGACTTTATTCTTTCAGTGAATCCTAATAGATATAAAATAATATTTTTTTTGGAAAAATGTTTTAGTATTTTTATATACTCCTGCGGATTTTCCATGAAAAGCTCATCATATGGATTACTTTTCCAACGTGGACCCTCTTGGGTGTTAAATCTCAAATCCCAATTTTGATATCTTAAATTATTATATTCACATTTTCCTGGATAATAATTATGTTTAGGACAGTTTCCAAATTCTAATCTAATCGCATCTAATGGTGATTCATATTTTTGTAAAGCCTTACCTCTACCCTTATCTACATCATGATAAATCGGATTCTCTGAAAATAAATCAATACAATGAGGAGATTTTCTCACTATTTTCTTTATTAATGTTGATATTTCAATGATTTCTGGATTTTTTTTATTAAAATATTGAGTATGCCGATCTCCAAAAAATAAATAATGTCTTAAAACACCCCCAAATTCAAATTTAAAATAATGAAACGAAATTGGTCCACCAATAGACTTTGTAACTCTACTTATTATTATTTTTTTACCTGTAGGACCATTTTTATTTACGCATCTCCCTGTAGCATTATTATAAATATATCCGGATTTACACCTGTAATTAAATTCTATGGCTTCATCTTCGGGTAATTTACGATTCAATATACAGCGGTTCGTTTTAGGATTTAAAATTTTATTAGGGGGGCATATTTTTTTTGTTTTCTTTTCAGATTTCTTTCTATCGATTATACATCGGTTTGTTTTTGGATTTAAAACCTTACCTTTCGAACATTTATTCCTTGTATTTTTACGTATATTTTTACGATTCATTATACAACGATTTGTTTTTGGATTTAAAATTTTCCCTTTGGGACATTTTTTTTGATTTATTTTAGGAGAGACTGTAACAGTTTTGCGCTTACATCTTTTTTGATTTTTATTATCGCTTATTCCACATTCTTCAGATACATTTGTATTAGAAAAAACTTGTTTACATCGCCCCTTTTCACTTAATCCACATAGCATTATTATATATATTATTTTATTAATTTTTGTAAATTCACGTGTTGATATTGAATTAGTGTATTTATATCTTCTAAAGCAGTAGTATCTCTCCATGGTATTTTATTACCATTTTCATTAATGATAGGTCTGGGTTCATCATATCTACCAAATTTTAAATAATCATTTTCTACGATTTGCCCCGCATGTTTCTTACAATAGTCGCCATCAAGTGCTTTTTTTGAACATCTTATATCAGAATAACGAGGCCCCATGCAACGTGCGCAGCATTGATTTTCTATGATCTTAATAGATTCCTTCTTCCCAATGAAGAATGGATATTTGTCTATTTTATCTCTTATTGTAGACGTTAAGTCTTCATCCTTTATAGTATCACCTAATTCTACTTTTAATTCATTGAATAATTCTTTTTCAAGTTTTAAATTTAATAAAGATATAATATCCATAGCATTTACTTAATCAAATGGTAAACAAAAATCAAATTTTTTATCTTTATTCTCTAAAATCACTTTTTCAATAATAATATTTAATGTTTCATTGATAATTTGATCTGTAATTAAATCATCAATATGATTTTGGATTGAATGATTTATTTTATTATATGTTTCTTGTGGTATGTAAATCTCATTATATTCATGAGAAACTAATTCTTTTAATTTATCCTCGAATGATATTTTTATATTAACAATCTTTTCATCAGCGAGTAAGCATGGATTCGCTAACATTCTATAATTCTCCATTAAATTATATGAATTAATGTATTATAATTAATTTTATTGATATACTTAATATTTAAATATAAATCTGTAATCGTTCCATTTAATTTATCCTTTGTATAATAATTATTTGTGAAATATATGTAATTACCTATTTTATCATAATTTATAAAATCATTACATCTATCAAATTGAGATTTAAAAAAACTTTGTATTTTCATTAAAATAGGCAATGATTTCTCATCTATATAAAATTTATAATTTCCTCTATCATCAATTATTTCTCCACTACACTGAATAGGTATTCCTATTATACAAAATAAATCATTATAAAATATATTGTATTTATTATAACTTTCTTTAATATTTATTTTATCAATATCTATATTTTTTAAAACTATATGACTCATTAAAATCTATTTAAATTAAAATATATTAAATAAACTTATGAATCTATTAACACAAAATATTTTTAACAAGTCATGTCCTAATATTATCTTTTATGGATCAAATGTTAATCTTGACAGTTATCTGAATTCTATATTTGGAGAATTGAATGAAATTATCCATGAGAAACTAACTTATCAAAATAATCAATATTGTAAACTTTTTGATATCAGTAAGATAAAAAATAAGAATTCAGAATATTTTTTCACTTTATTAAAAAGCATTGTAAAATCAGATAATTATTATAGTAAGTATAATCAACATATCATCATATTTGATAATTATAATTATATTACTCTTAATTTACAAAGCAAATTAAGAGTAATCATTGAAAAATATAGAAAAACAACACAATTTGTAATGATAACAAATACATTCGGTACAATTATACCCCCTATACAAAGCAGATGTTTATGTATAAGGATACCATCTATAAATAATAAACAAAAGAGAGTATTAGTAAAAGATTATATCAAAGACAAATCTTATATAGAAAGAATACCTATTTATGATAAAATATATACATTACTTGATAAAGATGAAATTATATTATATTCAAAACATAATGATTATATTTACAAACATGAAGATATTTATCTTAAAATATATCAAAAATTCAATGATTGGTTAAAAGAAGATATTAATATAAAAGAAATAAAAGAACATTCATATAATATATTAAAATATAATATAGATGATATACACAAAAGATTATACGAATATTTTATAATAGATCCTAAATATACCTTCAAACAAAAAATAGATATTACAAAATGTTTATCAGGATGTGAATATGAATTTAAGAAATCTTACCGATCACTTGTTCATATAGAGAAAATGTTTATCCAATTAATCTATCTGCTTGCCTGAACAAAGTAGATTGCGACAAGGAAGAATAATGACATATCCTTAGAATAGCAGCAAGAGTATAGTAATACTAACCATAAGAAAAGTCTAACAAAGACATTGTTCATGATAGCATGGATTGGATTAAGAACCGGCCCTAACATGGACTTGATGCGGGAATCCATCTGTCGTCCAAAGACTTCAGTTGGCGCGTAGTGAATTAAGATTAACACGATAAGTGCCATCTCGATAGGGGTACGCTGTTTATTTACAAGAGATCCAAATTTATCAGCGATATCAGAAGGTTTCATTTTTATACCTTACAATATATTTTTTTTTAGAGAAATTATTTAAATAGAATTAATTATTGAATTACTAACATGGATTATTATACAATCCTACATATTGATCAAAATTCTTCAACAAAAGATATCAAAAAACATTATTACAAACTTGCTAAAAAATATCATCCAGATAAAAACAATGGGATATCGGATGAAAATTTTAAATTATTAGCCGAAGCTTATTCTATTCTATCAAATCCTAAAAAAAGATATCTATATGACATGAAATTATTATTCAAAGGGAATTTAGGAGAAGATTTTATTAATCATTTTTCAGATACAGAATTAGAAATACTTCATGATTATTATTTAAGACTTAAAGAATCTACTGAATTTAAATTTTTAAAACTACTATATGAATCCTTGCCTCAACACTTAAAAAGTAAAATAAATTATAAGTTTAACTATCAAAAACTTGATAAAAAATATTCTCTACTGAATCTTAGAGACATTAAATATATTTATGCGAATAGTATCAATGATAATTTCGTTTTAAATTTAAATCGTTCTTTAAAAGATGTTTATCAGAATAAGAGCAAAGAAATAATTCTTATTACAGATAGATATGCTTATAATATTTATGTAACTCATAGTGATTATTCGTTAAATTTTCAAATTGAAAATCATGTTTTAACGATTCATATACAGACTATCTTACCCGAACATTATAGTTTAAATGGCAAAGATATTTATTATAATCATAGGATTAATCTTTATGAATATTATTTTATTGATACATTTCCTATTAAATTACCCAACGATGTACAAATAAATTTGAAGAACTCCTTAGAATTTAACAATTCTCTAAAAATACCATATCTTGGTCTAAAAGAAGGATCTAAGAGAGGAGATTTATATATTTATAAGAATTTAGATTTAATGATTCATGATAAATATCAATATGAAAGTATTATTAAAGAAATATTTACTTAAATTATCTATACTTATATTAACCATGCTTACTCAAATTTCAAATGATTTAATAAATCATTTTTTAGGTAAATCTGATATTAATATCCTTTTAAAATCACAAACAGTTAGATCATTATATGAAAGTTTACATAGTGAATATAAAAATTCTAAAATTCAATTAACCATGAACACTATGAATTATCCAACAAGTGATTTTATAGCGAAAAGTATTAAAACGAAACTAGATTCACGAAAAAATGTTATGACCTTACGTTGGACAACAACAGGCAGAAGTCGTGTCAGAAATACTTTACATATTTATCTTGATTCAAATAATATAGATCATCCAAATACAGAATTATTAGTAGAAGCTATTTCTTTTATCACTGCTTTTAGCGATAAAAATCGTAAAATTACAATTCACTTATGTCTTTTACCCGACAAGAAGATTTTAAAGAAAAATTCTCAGAGGCTAACAAATCTAAATGCGAATTCAGGTTCAAATAGTTTTACCGATACTGAATCAGAAATATGTATTTTTAGAAAAGAAGAATGTATTAAAGTAATCATTCATGAAATACTTCATGGCCTGCGTTGTAGTAGTCTAGGTGGTCATGATGCTATCACAGAAAGATTATGTCAAAAATATAATCTGGAGAGTAAAGATATCTTAATTGATGAATCTTATACTGAAACATGGGCAAAAATATTAAATACATATTTTATTTCATCTTTAACTAATTCATCAACAAAATATCAACATTTTTGTACTATGTTAGCTATAGAAACTGAGTTTGCTCTTTATCAAGCAAATAAAGTGAAAGCATTCGTTAAATTAACAAAAGATAAAAATTTAGATAAGGATACAAATATTACAGCTTATTATTTAGTTGTCGGCGAAATCTTTTCTAACCTAGAATCATTTTTAATGAATTGTGAAAATAATCCTTATGTAAAAGATCATGAATCATGTCTGGCATATTTATATCATTTAGAGATGCCAAAGAAAAGAAAAATATCAAAAGATGATAAATATTATAATACACTCAGAATGAGTGTTTGTGAATTAAATATTTAACTTCAATTATACCCTTAATAATATATTTTACGACTTTAATAAGTGTAATAAATTATATATATATATGTTATTAATTAACCAGAAAATAAAATGAGTAAAAAATTTACAAAAAAGCATAAAAAAAGTAAAAAAACCCTGAAAAATAATAAAACCGGTAAAAAATTTAATAAATATAAATGCAAATCTAATAAATTCAATCGCAGGAAAAAGAAAATCAATTGGGGGGGTGGATTATCTGGAGAAATAAGAAAAAATATAGATATATTGAAGGCTATGAAAATAAAGCCTATTAATATAGTTGCTGGCGTAAACCCTTGTATGGAAGAAATAAAGCAAGAACTACTAAGAATAGGATTTAGTTATCCTAAATTATCTCAGTTAGATTTATCGGCTGTCAGTGGTAGTTTAATTTATATGTATGTTGTCCGAAAAAGTGATGGAGAAATATATTATGATGGAGTTAGATATAGTATTCCCGGAGAAGGAAATTCTTTGCAAAGTGCTCTTATTGGAAACCTTATTATTAAAGATTTAAGAAATCGTATTACCCACGATTGTCTAGGGATAGGTGAATTAATTATTGGTGCAGGTGATATTTATATAAATACTTCCAAAAGTATAATAATAGTTGATAATAATTCAGGACATTATCACCCACCCAAAGAATCATTAATAAATACGTGTGCTTGTTTAAGAGAATTATTCCCTCGTTTCGCAATATATTATAAAATAATTACTAGGGGGGGTGAGATCCCTCCAAAGTCAAATATAGAGTTTACAGGGGAGATAAAGGTGTTATTAGAAAGTTGTAATTGTAATCAAACAGTCTTTATGGCAAGTGATGGACGCCAACTCGAAAAAGAAGATAAATTAAGACACGAAGTATTAATACAAAAAGAGTTATACAGACCCGAAAATTTATCCGATCTACTTCATATGTGTGATATTACTAGACATGAACAAGACCTTCTTGATATAGGTATAGACACTTTAGATATTATTAAATGGGCTTATTCAGAGGATCTTATAAAAATAGAAGATCTTGGCTTCATGAAAGAAGTAGAAATTAGTAGATTAAAAGATACAATGTTTGAGATTTTTTATTCGTAAAATCTATTATGAAAAAAAAATTAAGAATTTATGTGTAAACAAAAAATTTAATCTTAAACTATTAATCTATCTAAAATCTAACTAAATTTATTATAAATACTATTTAGGCAGTCGGAATTAAGCAGTCGGGTAAACACCTTCCTTGTTAGGGAAGTGAACCTTCATGAACTTCTGAAGATTGAAGAATGTTAGATCATCATCCTTGCTCATCTTGAGAAGCTTGCGAAGAGAAGCATCGGCCTTAATATGACGCTTATCAGCCGGATTCTGAAGATTCTTGGACTTACAGTATTCGTGGATGCGCTTGGTGACATCAGTCCTGGAGATAAGTTCGTCCTTCTTTAGGCCAAGGAATTTGCGCATCTCATCGGATACCGGACCTTCCTTTGCGAACCCGCTCTTCGGAGCATTTGGATCACGAGGCTTGCGTGCGCGCTTGCCATTGGCCTTCTTGTTGAGTGCCTTAGTGTCGCGATGAACCTGCTTCTCAAGCTTCTGAAGACGAGTCTTAAGCATGCGAATAGTATTCATAGCATTGTCAAGTTCTACAATAACCGAGGTGAACTCCTCGAGGTAAGGAGTGTCGTTAACAACCGGGGTTTCGGTGGTGACCGGTGCTACTGGTGCTACTGGTGCTACTGGTTCCTGTACTGGAGCAGGTGCTGGAGCAGGTTCCTGGGCTGGGACTGCCTTAGCTGGAGCAGTCTTGACTGGCTTCTTAGTCTTTGGGGCAGGAGTAGTCTTCTTTACGTTTTTCTTAGATGGTGGCATTATTATTTATATTCTCTATTTATATTTTTTAATTATCAATCAACCGCGCTTACTTGTTATACTATACTAAATCGTCATTTATTTAAGTGATTTTAATTCAGATTCATTTAATTGATCATCATAAACGATAGCCAATCAATATGAGCATGATAGCATTGAGGTGAAACCATCCCAAAAGCAATTAGAAAATACATAAATCCTAATTTTCGGTCTGAATCAGTTGCCGCTTGAGTAAATTTTAATACTTCGTGTAAGATTAACTCTTGTAAATCTTCTTTACAAGAATAATTCATTACTTCAATCATCGGGGTTCTAAATATTTCGGCATTCGGTGGACATATATTACGTTTCATTTGATTACTCAATTGACTACGATAATTCCAAATATCTTCTAATTGACGATATAATTCTTTGAGTCTTCTTACACTTAGATTAGTAAACCATTCTACATGACATGTATATCCAGATTGCTCTATGAATGAAAATAAATCAACTATCTTTTGTTTAATTGTTTCTTTTCTATCGCGAACAATGCTATCTGTTAAATCTTCATAATCAGAGTCTAATTTTAAAATATCTATCTTATTTTTTACTTCTTCAATAATATTTAATGGGATCTCTTCAGTTGTGTAAGGATTAGGGTATCTCATCTGAATTAATTTATCAAATGATCTTATATCAAAACCCCATCTTATATTGCTCTTATCTTTATAAGAATAAAAATACTTATATTCTATATCTTTTAAATCTTCATATGTATAAAAATCTTCATCATTATTGCATTTAATATTAACATTTTTTATTCTTACTAGCTTGCCTCTCATGATACACTGAATAAAAATGATCCTTTTTTGAAACGCTTGATTTTCATATATTTTTAGTGAATTAATATAATCTTTAACTTCATTAAATAATTCATTTTTGCTAACTGTCTGATATTTATTCTTCATTTTGTTTTTATGATAATATAATAAATCACTTTTCAGATAATCTTTACTTAATCCAGTAAAATTATCCGTATCTATCATATCATCTTTGATTAAATGATTTCTACGATGTTTATAACAATATTCACCATATCCACACTTAAATTTACATGATTTTTTTGAATCTGAATTTTCTGAATTTTCTGAATTTGAAGAGTCAATAAATTTACAAATATCCATCTATATTAATATCTAATTGGAAAATATTTAAATATTGTTCGGTATTTTCACAAAACTACTTAAAAATTTGATTTGATAGTTATTTGTAATAAATTATAAATACAAAGAGAAATACAAAGAGAAATACAAAGAGAAATACAAAGAGAAATACAACTAAATAAATAAACAAAGAGCTTAAAACAGAAAAAAGAGTAAAAACAGAAAAGAGTAAAACAGAAAAAAAGAGTTAAAACAACCAGCAATAATGAGCGATTTCAAGCCAGTTATGCTTAAGGACTTCGATGCTTCCAAGGTATCATTTAGTCGGTCTCTCGCAATGTCAAGTGGTGCCAAGCTATTCTTTCTTGAATATGATGGTGGCCCACTTTACGTTCAGTCTCCAGAAATGGGGGTGACATTTGATCCACAGGTGTTTGAGGATGGACCAGACGCGAAGTACAATATCAAGACAAATCTCACTCTTTCTAACGAAAGTTGTAAGGTATTTCATGATAAGATGATTGAATTTGATGAGAAGATCAAGAAGCTTGCTAAGGAAAATTCAATTGAATGGTTCAAGAAGAAGAATCTATCCAACGATGTCATTGAGTCCATGTTTACTCCTACCATTAAGGTGTATCTGGATCCAGAATCTGGGGAGCCTACTGGTCGTTATCCACCTAATTTCGGATTCAAGGTAAAGAAGAAGGAAGGTAAGATTCAATGCCGATGCTTTAACGAAGATAAGCAAGAAATCAACTTCAATGATAAGGATGGTGAAAACTATATGGAATTTACCAAGTGTCTCAAGAAGAACTCGCAAGTGAAGGGTCTATTCAAGTGTGATTTTGTCTGGCATTCACCCGGTAAGTTTGGATGTACTTGGTCAGCTCAACAACTACGAGTTAAGGTAGCAAAGGGGTTTGATGAATATGCTTTCATGGATGATTCAGATGATGAATGTGCTGAAAAGCTTCAGCAGGGGAACTATATTGAAAGTGATTCAGAAGAAGAGGTAGTTGAAGCGGCTTAGAATAATAATTCAAACTATTAACTTTATAACTATTATTCTTATTGTAAATTAAAATTAAAAATTAAATTAAATTTTTTTGTTTCAATAATATATATATGAGTATTATTGAAACGATTCGTAAAAATAAATTAGTCTTTGCTTTATTACTGGTATTTTTATTCTTACTATTTTCTAAGAGTACATGTAATGGTAAAACGGGGTATGGGCTTTGCTATACACAAGATGGTAAAGTTATTCATTTTTCCCCTTTAAACATGATTTTATCTTAAACGTAATACAAGGTGTAATGTAGATTCTTTTTGAATATTATAATCAGTTAGAGTTCTGCCATCTTCTAATTGCTTTCCGGCGAAAATTAGTCTCTGCTGATCAGGTGGGATCCCTTCTTTATCTTGAATCTTAGCCTTAACATTTTCAATACTATCTGAACCCTCAACTTCAAGTGTGATTGTTTTCCCCGTTAAAGTTTTTACAAAAATCTGCATATTTATATATTAAATTGTAGATATTAAAATTTTAAATAGATTTATAATTTAGAAATTGTATAAAACGGCATTGGACCATAAACACGACTATTATGTTTCTTTCTTTCTCTTAACATTTTTCTATAACTGATAAACTTAAATATATCCTTTTTATCTTTCTTTCGTTGCCTACAACGAAATGAATCTCTTACACCATTCAGTATAACAATATTGTTATTGGGGGTAGTAACATACATCTGAATCATCTTTATTTATATTAATATTTAATAGAGTATTTTTAAATATTTTTAATCAAATGTAATCTCAATTGGTACACGATTCATTTTTAATCCTCTTGTCGCCGAAAGAGATAATTCTTGTCTCTTCTTTCTTGAACCTGCTTTTTTATCAGAATTCTCCTTCATTAATTTTAATGAAGTATTCATATCATATTCTATTTCATCTTTATATAATCCAATATAATCAACTACCATGTTAGAGATAGCCCACTTAAAAAAATTTAATTGACCGATTGTAGTTTCTACTGAATGACCACCATCCATCTCAAACAACAATCTATCTCTCCTACAAAAGGGGTCAAATCTCTTTTTAGAATAAGCTTTTAACTGAGATTTATAAGAATGAAATACATTCATGTTAATTCTATATTCATTGTTTTTATCATCAAAAGATGGATTACCATTTTCATCGTTATAAATCAAATAATAAGTATTATTTTTTTTCGAAAAATTAGTGATAAACCAATCAATTGAACGCAATGAAATACGTTTATCATCTGACAATACAGATATTAATTTGTCTCTATTATAAGGACTACTGAAAAAATTATGAAGGGATTCTAATAGCAATGTATCATTTATCATATTTAAAGATAATTATTTAAAGTATTAAATTCTTTAAATAATTTAAACGCGCTTTATAAAATATAAATAAATTTGATTCTTATCTTTTTATTCTATCCATAAAGTAAAGAATGAAGAATCCTGTATTCTTCGCAAACAAAACTAAACCCCAAATTATTAATATATATCAGTGTAATGATAATTCGTTTTTAAAACTATCTACTCTTTTTGAAAATGAAACAACAATACTCAATATCCCAAAAGAAACATACATCCTAGTAACAGCTATAGATTCTAAAAGTGAAGAAAAATATGAAAACACCATTTTTCAATCCGCTTTACAAAGTTATCATAATCATTTCAGATTTTAAAATATATATAATATATAATATATATGAGAACAGTTAAACGCAAGAAATCAAGAGGTAAAACAAAGAATAAATCATCAAGTGTAAATTCTGTTGATTATGTTGTAGCAATTCCTACCTACAAACGCTATGATGAAGTTACTACTAAAACTTTACCAACACTGAAAAAAGGTAAAGTTCCCACTAATAAAATTTTTGTTTTCGTAGCAAATAAGAGTGAAGAAAGATTGTATAGAGAGAAAATGGATCCAAATACTTATCATAAAATAGTAGTCGGTAAAAAAGGATTGGTTCCACAAAGAAGATATATTAGTCAATACTTCCCTGAGGGCACTAAGATTGTATCCATGGATGATGATGTTCAAAATATGATTCAGTTAAAAAGAGACGATTCTCTAAAAAAGATATCTAATTTAGACTCGTTTTTTAAGAAAGCATTCAATACACTAACTAAACATGGTTTATATTTATGGGGTGTTTATCCAGTTAAAAATAATTTATTTATGAAACATAAGACAACTACCGACTTAAGATTTGTTATCGGAGTTGTTCATGGTTATATTAATCGTCATTCTAAAGATTTATATCCTAGTATGAAATCCGTGAGCAAAGAAGATATTGAACAAAGTATTCTTTTTTATCTGAAAGATAAAGGAGTCTTAAGATTTAATGATATCACATTCACTACAAAATTCAATGCTCCAGGTGGATTAGGTCAAGATAGATTTCAAATGAATAAAACAGCTCAAGAATATTTAGTGAAAACATATCCTAAAATAGCTAAAGCTAGATTTAGACCCGATGGAACACCTGAGATTTCATTGAATCCTAAACCAGATCTTTCTTAGAATATAATCTTAACATTTCTTGAAACCCGATTTTACACATTCTTCTATTTTTTGATTTAATCGTTTCGTTGCTTGATTTATATTTTTAGGTCTTGGTAAAAGTTCTTTGCGATTTAAATAAATACGATTATTCTTTTGCTCAAATACTTTTTTCATCTTTTTCCCATTTTTCTTTAGTGAATAAGATTCTTTTCTTTTTAACTGTGTTTTACCATTTACAGTTTTGCTACTACTACTGCGACTAACCATGTAACCAGCGGTTCCTAAGCCAGCAACACCTAATGCAGGGCCAGCTAAGCATGGCCCACATCCTAAGGCAGCAATTGGTAAAAATCCACCCTTTTGTGAAACTCTTTTCGTTTTCCTTCTATGGGCATTTTTTCTCTTTCTTGTTTTACCACAAGTGATTTTATAACAATGAATCTCTTCTTTACACTTACATGGATTACATCGGCACTCTTTACATCTTCTACTCCTGTTTTGATATTTTCTCTCTCTCCTACTAGTTTTTACCATTTATATATTTATTTTATATTATTATTTTATATCTAAAGGGTATAAAATGAATATATATTGTGATGGCATATTTGATTTGTTTCATATGGGTCATTTAAATCATTTTAAAAATATAAAAGAATATTTTGATAATGATATAAAATTAATAGTGGGTCTAATTAACGATGAAACATCAACTAAATATAAACGTAAGCCTATATTCAATGAAAAACAAAGGGAATTTATATTATCTTCTTGTATCTATGTTGATAACGTTATCATTACAGATATGTTACAGATAACAGAGGAATTTATTAATGATAATAATATTGATTATGTAGTTCACGCCTTTTTAAATATTGAAGATGAATCAAAACAAGATAATTTCTTTAAGATACCGAAACAACTGAATAAATTTATAAAAATTGATTATAATAATGGTATCTCAACAACTGATATCATTGAGAGCGGGGGATGGAATGATATATGGCTTAAAAAAGGGAAAATTGATAATAATGATTTATTTTTACTAAATGGATGGGAAGAAACAAATTTCAATCCGTTAAAATTTTTAACTAAAATCTTAGATAAGTTTAACATCAAAGAAAATGAAAAAATTTTAGAAATGGGTTGTGGTGCGGGTCTATTGTCACAATATCTAAGTAAATATAATTATATTGGTGTAGATAAATCTATGTCTCTTGTTTCCAAGCATATTAATATACTCCATAGAATCGCATTATGTTATGATTCATGTGACAAAATTTTTAAAGAAAACTTTTTTGATTATACAATATGCAATAGTATGTTAGAATATTTAGATGATTATGAAAAACTGGATGAAACTATTAATGAACTAGAAAGAGTTACTAAGAAAGGAATTTATATTGGATCAATAAGATGTAAAACACATGTAATTAAAAAAAGCAAACATTTATATGAAGGAACATTCAAGCACCTAGTAATTCAAAAAGATTATTTTCTAGAAAGAGGATTCACAATTGTAGATTGCGAACATAATAATGAAGAAAGATACGATGCTTATAAAATTTATTTATAAATCAATCTATATTTCTAATATGAGGTGTTAACGGTATAAAGGATGAAATACCCATTAGAAATTTATTACAATTTTAAATATAATTATTTAATATATGATGAAATATCTTAAAAAATACCCATGGATAAACAAAAATAAAAAATATATATTAATAAGTATATTTTTAATAGTAGTAACTTTGATTGCTATAAAATGGATTGTTCATAAGATAAAAATGAAATATTTACACATGGTTTTATTAGATATTTTTAAAAAAACAATACCTATATTTGATAAGCATAATATTAATTATTGGGCAATTGGGGGGACATTATTAGGAAGTGTTAGAGAAGGTAAAATTATAGAATATGATGATGATATTGATTTAGGAATATTAAAAAAAGATTATCTAAGGATAAATGATATTAAGGGAGATTTCGAAAAAGTTGGATTAGTAATTGAGTCGCCAAAAAAAGATTTTGGATTAATTAAAATTATGAAGAAAGATAATAATTATAAAAAAAATAAAATATTTATAGACTTATTTCCATATGAAACAACAGAAAATAAATATATTTTTTCAGAAGTAAATGCGCGGGAGATATGGCCCGATGAATATTTCTTAGATGATGAAGTTTTTCCATTCAAAAAAAGCAAACTAGAAGATATAGAAATAAATATTCCTAATAAATCAGTCACATTCTTAGAAAGGGTTTTCGGCGATTGTAAAAACAATAATGATTGTTGGAAAATACCAACAATTACACATGATCATTCAGATGAAATAAATATTTCATTATTCAGTATATTATTTCAATAATTATTATTTTATATATTATTTATAGTGAATCATGGAAAAATATTTTAATATATTAATAAAATTTATTAAAGATAATGACATACTAATGATAGTAATCCTTATAAGTATATTATTAGTTTGTTATTTTAATGGTGATATAAAAAGAATCGAAAAAATGGATATAAATGATATTCTAAAAAATAATTACTATATAAATTTAGAACATAGAAAAGATAGAAATCAGGGAGCAATAACAGAGCTACAAAAAATCGGTATCACTAACCCCAATAGATTTAATGCTATTAAACATGAAAATGGGGCGATAGGTTGCTCAATGAGTCATTTAGAAGTATTAAAAATAGCAAAAAAGAATAATTGGGATTATGTTACTATTTTTGAAGATGATGTTTTATTCTTAAATCCTGGAGAAACATTAACAAAATTAGATGAAATAGTTAATTCTAATATAGAATGGGATGTTATCATTTTGGGGGGGAATAATTTCAAACCTTATGAAACAATTAATGATAATTTTATTCGTGTTAAAAATTGTCAAACAACAACCGCATATATAGTTAAAAAATCTTATTATGATACATTAATTAATCATTGGTCGGAAGGATTACAGAAATTAATACAAACAAATGATAAACCTAAGTATGCTCTGGATCAGTATTGGAAAATTTTACAGAAGAAAGATAATTTTATATTAATAACACCCGTAGAAGTTGTTCAAAGAGAAGATTATTCAGATATAGAAAAGAAAAATGTAAATTATATTGGTGAAATGCTAAATACTATAAAATAATATTTTTATTAGTATATAATGAAAAAAACATTCAATAAAATAATAGAATTTATTAGAGATAAATATAAGATAATACTTATATTATTTTTATGCTTGTCAATATTTATTTATTTGTATGACCCTGAAAAATATATAGAATATAATTTATATAATGGAGAAAAATGGGGTCCAAAAGAAACATCGGAAGCATACAGATTCGGTGATATTTTTACAGGATATATATATGATAATAAAATCAATGATAATAATCCTAATTATTTAAGAGATATAGAAAAAAATTATCCTAATTCATTCGGTTCTAAATATGTTAAATATAGCGGTTATCCGAAAACATATAAGAAGAACGATTTTGATATACTATCAAAGATATTTAGTGAATATAAATATGAAAAACCTGATGATGAAACATTGGTCGTCCATCTTAGATTAGGTGACATATTAAATAAATCTATCTCACATTATTCGGATTATTATCATGATGAATCTTTTTATCATAAATTATTACAAAAAGTAAAATTAAATAAAAATATAAAGAAAGTAGATATAATAACAGGATTACATAAAAATGTATATATTAAAGAATCAAATGATAGACTAAATAAAATTAGAAATATATTCGCGAAACATTATCCAGTAAATGTAATTATTACAAATGATCCGGACAAAGATTTATATTATATGTGTCATAGTAAATATTTTGTAAAAAGTGGAAAAAGAGGGGAATTTACGGGTATAATATCAGAATATATAAAATATTTCAACTCAATTCAACCACACAACCATAACCATCACATAATTTATTAAAATATTCTGGGTGGTTTAATTTTAACTTACTAAATATTATCTGATCCGAATAACAAGTATAGTCATCACAATTTTTTAAACACTTTATCAAATAATTATAAAATTTATCTCTATAAAATTGAGTTTTAGATTCATGTATGATAAAAATACCACCGGCTACATCGTGTTTATAATCATACCAATCATCTGTAACTATATCATTCTCAGAAGAAGTATAATTAATTTTATTTTTATCAAGTTTATTTATCCACTTTTTATCAGAAAAAGATAAAGGATCATTTATTTCTCTATTTCTTATAGATGACAAACCACTATAAAACCAACCAAACCATTCAGAATTATATGGATTTTCCATAGAAGTTTCATTCATAAGATTTATTTTCTCTAACCATATTAGACTGAGCATTTTTGAAGGTACATGTCGCGCATTTACTTTGTTTTGGATATTTAATTTATAAGTATAAAATTCAGATATATCTTTAATCTTAAAGATTGTTATATTAATTGGTTGATTATCTTTAGTGGAGAATGTTTATTAATTTTATCTCTTAATATATTCTTATCTGTAATTAAATTATTATTTTATATTATTATTTTATAGTGAATCATGAAAAAAATAATTAATATATTTATAAAATTCATAAAAGATAATGACATACTAATGATAGTAATCCTTATAGGTATATTGTTAGCATGTTATTTTAATGATATAAAAAATAATTCGAATGAATTTTATTTTATACATGATGAAAATAATAAACTTAAAATATATGAAGAGTGTAAATTTAAAGGGGATGGATTTGATGAATCATGGGAATTAGGAGAATGTTCGGTTGCCTTTCAAATAATACCTCATTGTAAAAATGTAATTGAAATAGGGGGGGGGGCTGGGAAAGTTTCACATATCATTAATAAATTATTAAAAGAAAGGAATATAGAAAATTTACACTTAGTATTAGAACCCAATGATGATAATACTATGGGGGGAAATGATAATATTTACAAAAATAAAAAGAATTTTAAAGATAAATATACTATATTAGAAAAATATGCAAATGATTTAACAATGGATGATCTTTCTATTCTAGAAGGACCACCTGATTGTTTATATTCAGATTGCGAAGGTTGTTTATTTGATTTTTTAAAAACAGATATAGGTAAATATGTATTAAATAATATAAGATTTGTTGTTAATGAAATGGATGGTCACAATGAAGAATTAAATGAAATATGGAAACAAAATAATTTTAAAAAAATTGCTACGGGTTATGGTTGTGGAGAAGCTTGTGATACTGAAATATGGTATAAACCTTAAACCTGATCAACTTTTAAATAATCTTCTGTAATATTTTATGATGAAAATAATAGATTAGTTGATCATAAAAATGCTGAAGTAGTAGAGCAAGCATTATCTGATAAATACATTAACTCAAGTGATGTAGTTTTAGAATTAGGAGCAAGATATGGAACTGTTTCATGTCTTGTGAATAAAAAACTCAGAGACAAAAAATTACACTATGTCGTTGAACCGGACTCACGTGTATGGAACGCTTTAGAGAAAAACAAAACAATAAATTCTTGTGAATTTAATATAATAAAAGGAGTAATAGGTGAAAAAAAATATAAATTGCAGGGAGATGGTTATGGAACTACTGTGATTGAAAGCGATGAATCTGATATTAAAACATTCTCATTACCAGAAATAGATTTTAATACACTGATAGTTGATTGCGAAGGATGTTTTGAAAACTTTTATAGGGAAAACAAGGCATTTGTTAATGGATTAGATAAAATCATGTATGAAACTGATTATCCAGATAAATGTGATTATAATTTCATTCAAAGTGAACTATTAAAAGCTGGTTTTAAGATAAAAGAAAATATTAATAATTTCCATTATGTTTTAATGAAATAAATATAAAATATATAAAATATATAATTTATATATATGCTGTCAATATCACAAATAGCACTGATAGTAGTCATAATAATATTTATTATTGTATTGTGTTTTACGAATCATAAAGATTTAAATCCACCAATGATAAATTCAAATAAAAAGATTGCTTTATGTTTTTTAATCTATGATAAAATTAACCATGAACAAATATGGTATGATTATCTTAAAAATATAGATCCTAATAAATATAATATTTATATTCATTATAAAACAAACAAACCACTAAGATATTTTAATGATTATAAATTACAAAATTGTATAGAAACATGTTGGGGCTGTTTATCAATCGTTTTAGCTCAAAATTTAATATTAAAAGAAGCACTAAAAGATCCATTAAATCAACATTTTATTTGGTTATCAGGATCTTGCATACCTATCAAAACATTTAATTATGTTTATAATTATCTAGATGTAAACTATTCTTATTATAATATGTTTCCAAATTCTCAGATTTTCCCTAGAGCAAATTATGCATTAAATTATATAGAGAAAAATAAAATAAAAAAAGCAAATATGGCATCAATTATAAATAAAAAACATGCTGAATTATTTGTAAATAATGATGATAATATTAAAAAATGGTTTAAGTATGTTGATGTCCCCGATGAACATGCATATATTTCATTATTATATCATTATAATCTGCAAAATGAACTCATATTAACTGATGATATAGCGGCTGGTGCTATTATATTTGCCCAATGGAGCCATATGAAAAATTATAAAATATTTAATAAATCAATCAAAATAAATGATTATACATATAAATATATATGCCCCGAAGAATTAGAATATTTAATTAATTCGGATAGTTTATTCGCTAGAAAATTTACACCAGAATGTAAAGGACTTGAGAATTTAATTGAATTAATAAAAGGTTAATTAAATACTCGTATCAAATCTAACATATTCACAATCACTTAAATCAGGATTTATAGATTTTAAAAAATCTCTTAACTCCTTACCAGTTTTCTTTAATCCATATTTACTTAGATAATCTTCTCT